CCCCTTATATAAAACTATTGACTTTAGTGATTCCGTTGCCCATATCTAGGGTACGGACGATGCGTCCAGATATCGGTGGTTAGAGCAGCGGAATCATAATCCGCGTGTCGGGGGTTCAAGTCCCTCCTCCGCTACCAACCCCAGATATCATCGGAAATGCATCAGTCCTTAACTATAAGGAGACTGATCGATGACTAATATCACACCTGTATTTACACTGTTTGTACGTGACCCCGCGACCCAAGAGTGGGAAGACGTCTACACTGGCAATAGCACCAAAGATTGCCGCAGCAAGTTTCTCTATGACTACAACTTGTACGGCGAGTACACCACCGCTGATGGCAAGATTGTCAAGACTGACGGATCCCAAAAAGCCCTACTTGAGTGGCACCGCAAGCTGAACGCTGAGGTGGCAGCATGAACTGGCTCGGAGACCTCATTGGATGCCTGGCACTGTTTGTCATGCTCTACGTCGGTCTGGGTGCAGCACATGTATTCGGATGACAACTTAGGCGACTTCCTTAGGCAGCTGTTTCCACCGTTGCCTAAGCCATCCAGGGAAGAACCTGACTACCGAGATCATACACCCTGGACACCAACATATGACGGCGAAGAGCCACCGTTTTAACTGGGAGTAAGAACACATGAACTTGATTGATTTTGTAAACACTGAAGGTCCTAACATTTGGCGCGACAAGCACTTGGACGAGAGCCGTGCAAAGATGCACCGCTTTGGTGAGTTCCAGGGTATTGGCTTTAAGGAAACCAAAGACGTCACTGCGCGTGACATTCACGCCTTTAGCCTACACTTGTTAGACGTCGGTCTATCCGAGAACACAGTAAACCACTACAAGGCGGCTATAAGTGCAATCCTAAAGCACGCTCTAGATCTCGAAGAGATCGACAAGCTACCCAAGATAAAGTTCGCCAAGGTTCGCACAAATCGTGTACGTTACCTGTCTGATGACGAGGCCGAGCATCTAGACGCATTCTTAAAGTCTTACAAAGACGGCAAGTACTGGTGGATGCGTCACATGTGCACGATAGCATTGAACACAGGTATGCGTCATGGCGAGATCCTATCGATCACTCCAGACAGCGTGACTATCGAAGGTGACCTATGCACCGTGCACCTGACTGACACAAAGAACGGTGACGACCGTGACGTAGTGTGCGCCGGATCAACCTTTGCTGCCCTGATGGCACTAGAGTTTAACCCAGGTAAATACTACAGCCACCGTAAGTTTTACAATGTGTGGGACGAAGCGCGTTACCAGATCGCTAAAGGTGACAAAGAGTTCGTCTTTCACATCCTACGTCACACTGCGGCAACCCGTATGGCTAATGGGCTAAAGTTACCTACCGTTACCGTAGCTCAACAATTAGGGCATCGTAGTCTCCAAACGACTGCCAAATATGTCCATCAGACACCAGAGACACGGCTAGAAATAGCCAAGCTGATGGGGGCCAAATAGGCCCCTTTCGCACCTAAGAATGACCCTAATAAAAACAATGACTTACAGGCTAGGGTACTAAGGGACCCCCATAGAAGCCAAGGGAGTACTTTCAGAATGACAAAAGTCACTGACTTACAGATAGAACTAGAGCAGCAAATGATCCAAGAGGGTCAGAAGAGATACCAACGAAGACAGGAGAAACTATCCCCGAGCCAACGCGAAGTACCACATCAGATCATTACCGAGGCCCTACCTCAGGTGTCTAAAGACATCCAAGATCGACTACAGAAAGACGCAGAGCGTTTCTATAGTGGCAAAGGTAAGAAGAGCGAGTGGTATGAAGAACTTGTAGACCAAGACCCAGACACTTTAGCCTACATAGTGTTGAACTGTTGTTACGAGAGTGTCTTGAAGGATTACACCTTAGCTGGGTGTCTTTCAGCTATAGGATCCAGGTTAGAACTAGAGGTTTGGGCTGATGATCTAAAGACATATGACAGTAGCCTCTTCAAGAGACTGGTGTCCCAGGTCACCAAGGATCATTCCAGTGAACGCTACAGAATGAAAGCTGCACGTATCATAGCTACTAAAGCTGGCTTTCAGTTTGAGAAGTGGAGCCGTAGTAAGAAGGTACATGTGGCATCTCCACTGTTGTCTTCAGTCTTAGAAGCTACAGACATATTCGAGATATCAACGACAGAAGAAAACCTAAAGACCCATAGACACGTCACGTTGACTGATAAGGCTAAGGATCTGATGGATCGTCGTATGTTTGATGCATCCTGGGCAGAGCCTATGTACGGACCCCTGATCATCCCACCGAAGCCCTGGACTGCCTTTGATTCTGGAGCCTACCATGATGACATGTTGTCAGCCCTGGTACCTCTGGTCCGTAAGGCTACCTCAGAGCAGCGGAGAGCCGTTGACAGAGACTTTGAGAAGAACCCAGAGCCTCTGTATGTCAAAGCACTTAACGCACTCCAGGCTACCCCTCTGAGGATCAACAAGCGTGTCCTAGAAGTGCTAGACTATTGTGTCAGAGAGAAGGTTCGTTTCGGTAAGTTCCCAGAACTAGATCCACCAGAGTTTCCTAAGCTACCTGACGACTTCGATGGTCTACCTGAGAAGACCCAGCGTCAGCTAAAGCGTGACCAAAAGCACTGGCACGTAAAGAGACGTGAGTCGGTAGCCAACCTAGTTGTCATGCATAATGACCTAAAGACAGCCTACAAGATGTCTGAGTTTGAACAGTGCTTTTTAAGCTGGAACTTTGACTTTAGAGGACGCATGTACCCTGTGTCTCACTTTAACTATCACAGGGATGACCATGTGAAAGCACTCTTCGAGTTTGCTAGAGGTAAACCTGTGGCTGAAGAGGACCGTGGATGGCTTGCGATTCACTTGGCTAACGTCGGTGACTTTCAGAAGATCTCTAAGGCATCTTTAGACGACAGGATCCAGTGGGTCTTAGACAACGATCAGTGGTTACGTTTAGTCAACGACAGCCCTCAGAACACAATTGACCTCTGGACCCAAGCTGACAAACCGTTTCAGTTCCTGGCGGCTGTCTTTGCCTACTACAGTGATGACCCAGTGTGTCACCTTCCGATTTCCTTGGATGGAACTAACAGTGGCGTACAGCATTACGCACTGGCACTAAGATCATCTAAAGACGGTCACATGGTAAATCTACTTCCGAGCGACAAGTGTCAGGACGTCTATCAGACCGTGGCTGACCAGGTGATCCAGGATCTGACTGAAGATGGGTCCGACGAAGCACAAAAGTGGCTAGAGTTTGGGATCACTAGATCTACCGTCAAACGTAATGTCATGACCTATGGTTACTCTAGCGTTGAACGTGGGTTTGGCGATCAGATCATTGAGGATCTTATGCAGCCACTACAGAAGGACGTGAACTATGGAACCATAGCTGAGCATCCGTTTGGTGACTACAGAGAGCAAGAGACCTACGCACGGTTCCTCGCTAAGTTTAACTACCAGGCAGTGCAAAAGGTTATCTCTAGTGTTGCCCAAGGTATGGCGTTCTTACAGTCATATGCTGATGCATTAGCACGTGAAGGTAGGTCAGTACGTTGGACAACCCCTAGTGGTTTCCCAGCCATCCAAAGGTACACCAAGCCTGATGTCAAACGAGTGAAGATCTTCTTGTATGACCGAGAAGCCAAGCTGATGTCCAAGACCCGTGTTACCTTGCACGGGATCGGCCCGAAGTATGACACTAGGAAAGCACGGGCTGGCGTGGCGCCTAACTTCGTGCACTCGCTCGATGCTGCTCACATGCAGCTGGCAATTTGCCACGGGCTAGACCAAGGCATCGAAGACTTCTTCATGATCCACGACAGCTTTGGAACTAACGCCGCTGATACCTGGGCATTCTACCACAACATCCGTCACGCGATTGTCGACATGTATGAAGACAACTGTGTCTTAGGCAACTTCGAGATCGAGTGTCGCAACCGCTTGGCTAACCCAGACATGGATTTAGCACCAGTACCAGAGAAAGGAGATCTAGACGTCAGAGCAGTGTTAGAGAGCGAATATTGCTTTAGCTAACTAAGGGACCCCCATAGAAGCCAACAAGAGCTTCACGTAGGAAACTATCAAATACAGGAGACTCATCCACATGAGTAAAGCTAAGTTTGTATCACCAGCTGGAACAGCACAATACCCGTGGTTACAGCCTGGTCGACCAGACACTGCCTTCGATGCTGAAGGTAAATACAAGTTGTCATTACGTCTTGCACCTAACGACGCGAAACACATGACTAACCTAATCGATGGTGTCAAAAGCGAGAACTTTGGTGCAAAGGACAGCGTCCATACACCATTCGATGTCGACGAAGAGACTGGTGAATATGTCTTTAAGATCCAGTCCAAGTATCAACCAAAGTACTTTGATGCTAAGGGCAACCCGATCCCAGTAGATCAGGTACCAAAGATGTACTCAGGCACTGAGCTACGTGCATCAGGTCAGATCGATGCTTACACCGCTGGTGGTAAGAAGGGCATCAGTCTACGCCTAGCAGCTGTCCAGGTGATTAACCCAGTCTCGGGTGGATCTGGAGATGGTGCTGGTGACTTTGATGCTGTTGATGGTTACGAAGTAGGATCGTCAGGTGGCTTTGAGCCAGCTGGTGACTTCGACGACGAACTTGAGGACTTCTAAAGCCGCCTATCGACTTGGCTTTAGATCGGGACTGGAGAAGCGAGTAGGCGACCAAATCATTGAGGCAGGGATCACACTAAAGTTTGAAACAGACAAGATCCAATACACAGTCCCAGCACGACAGGCAAAGTATACGCCTGACTTTAAGCTCCCTAAACCAGGGGGCTTTTTCTTTGTCGAGACCAAAGGGATCTGGGCGGTCCAAGACCGTCAGAAACATCTGTTGATAAAACAACAGTTCCCAGACATCGACATCCGCTTTGTCTTCTCAAACCAGAACGCGCGTTTGTACAAGGGATCTCCCACGA